TGCACGATATCTTCAAAAAGATCTTCATAAGTTTTAATATTGTCTTTACGTAAAGCATTTTTAATAGCGGTAAGAATATCTTTAATCTTTTTAAAGACTCTACCCGCTGTGTGCATTTCTTTAGCGGCTTCATTTTTATCCGCCCAGATACCAAATGCAGTAGCGCCCAATTCTTCCGAATCAAACATGTCTAGATCATATGGAACTAGATTTGCATTCTTAGCGATATAACTCTTTAAAGCTTCTCTAGAATTCTCAATTCTATTTTGATCCGCAGTAGACAGAACATTCCCGTAAATAAAGTGGAAAGCTTCGTGTAGGGCCGTCTCGCGGGAGGAGGTACCAAGATTAGTATTTGTGCCCAAAGCTATCGCAATTACATTACTCCATTGAGCCCCACGAAGAGGAGTCATATTGGAGTCTGCAGAAATCATATTAATAGACTCGTAGAAATCCACCTTAGCACTAGGGCCTACGATATCTTTCAGGAGACCGTTAAGTCTCTTTATTGTTTCTGTGGGTTTGGTTTTTAGATTCATCATACGAAGACCGCCCGGGCCGCTTATCGGCTCGGAGCCAACAATATCAGAATCTAATCCCCAAGACCCCTTGTTATGAACAGATTTAACTTGGGAAGGAGAAAACGTCACAACAAAATACATCGGATTGTTTGGAGTCGCTACAATAAGGGAATCATGGCCTGCTCTACGAGCGGATACAATTTGATCGTGAGGTGATCTATCATATAAATTTTTATCAACTCTTTTTGGGTTTTTAGCGGAGATATACACTGGAACTACGCTACCCCCTTTACCGCCCCGGTTAGTAAACGGCGCTGCGGAAGCGTATTCCGGATCGGAAGTAAAAAACTGCGCGTCCCCACCGAAAGAAGGGGGATTCTGTGACGTACCATGAAACATCTTCTTGGGTGCTCCAGAGTCATCTACAACAACGCTGTCTTTAAACCACGATCTGAACTCTGGTCTGGCTTTTTGAGTTTTAACTTTAATCGGAATTTTGCGGTGCGACCAATTAGGCTCTCTTCCAATATTGTTCTTAGTGTACTTAGCAGCAACTTTATACTGTTTGACCAAGTTATAGCCGAGAGCCTTAGCTTGCGGAACCGCTTCCTCATAGGTCAGAGTTTTAGCGTTCAGAGCTTTAGTGATATCTTGAATAGTGGCTGCAGGACGAGTCTTTTCTGTTACTTTTGCGGGGGCAGAGCCTTGCTTAGGAAGAACGTATACATTCTCCCCGACTACTACTCCATCATACAGGCTATTATCTGCGGCCTCAATAACTTTCGTTAAAGACGCGTCTTTTTGAAGACCCAAAATTGTACGGGCTTCAGTCATAGTCTTAGCTTCGAGAGGATTCCTAAACTGAACTTCTTGTTGAGCATAATCAGATGGTTTTGTCGTATATGTAGATACACCAGAAGGAAGGGCTCCCAGCTTAACTGGCTTATTAAATACTGTAAAGGTTTTTTTAGTAGATTCTGTAGCAGGAATCCTAGAAAGATCTATATCAGTCTCTATAATATCTGCTTGATTAATACCTTCGAGACGTCCGAGGTTTGGTTCTTTATTAAACTGCGAACTAAAGGTTATTGGACCCTGAATAGCATCTCTAACTTCTTCTACGCTTTTTATGACTTTAGCAGAACCCTCAACCTTATCGTTAAGTTGTTTCATAGCTGCAGACACGTCCACCGGAGCAGTATTTACAGGAGTACCATTAAATTCATCCGCTACAGATCTATTGAATTTGTCTGATGCAGGATTAATAGCCTCGGCAATTGGGGTAGAAGATTCTATAATGTCTTCTTCTTTAAACTTAACATTAGCAGACGGAGGGGTTACAGCGGAAGGCTTCACAGTTTGTGCTGCACCCGCCACAATACCCAGTGGGGCACCGCCAATAAAGCCAGCTAACCCAGCTTCGATCATCTGATCTATGCCCTTAGGAGTAAACACATTAATGCCCTCACCATTAACAAATTGGGAGGCGGCTATATCAATAGCCTGTTGGGCAGCTTCAGTAAGGGCCTCAGCCCCACCCGTCTTAACTACTTCTTTAGAAGTATTTACACCAAACTTTTTAAAGACCTCTTTAATTGTAGCCTCTTTAAGGGCTTCTTTAGCAGGAGCAGATTTGAATACGCGAGATACTACCCCAAATTCTGGAAGAATCTCTAACACACCTTTTAAGGCACCCGCTGCGATAGCTACGCCCGGAGCGTCGTTCCCATCTCTCAACATATCAATATAGGAAGAACCTGTCTCAGCAGAGGCAGTTCCGGCATATGCTCCAAGCCCTGCACCACGGGTAAAAGCCTTACCCATAGCCTTCCCAAGTTGCCCTTCTAGCTGGTCCTCAGCAAGCTCTTTTCCTGCCTTACGAGCAGCCGCCTTTAGAGTCTCTTTTCCAAGCGTTTTAACGACCCCTGAGGCCACTGCGGAAGTCCCCCCAGTAATGAGAGCCGTACCAAGAATATCGATGCTAGAACCCAACCCTGAGCCCGCTAGAGCCCCTGCATACTGGAGACCAGATTCAAGGGAATCTACCTCACTTCTATGCTCTCTAAAGCGGGGGTATTTCTTCTCTAAATCATTAAGATCTTCACCCGCAGATGCAGCTAAATCTGAAGCTTTTTCATCTAAAGCATTATCTGTACCGAAGTAGTCAAGAGATTTAGAGAGTCCGCTTAAGGCTGCAGCACCAGCACCTTTAGTTGCTAGTACCCCGAGTTCTTCCATAGACCGGGAGAACCCTTTACCAAACTCATCTGTAAATCCGGGAGTTTCATATTTAAGAAGATCGGTATAGAATTCTTCCTCTGAGAACCCATTAGGAGAGCCCACGAGGTTATAAAGCTCTTTGGCTACATAATCAGGCGAAGCTCCAGCATAAGTAGGCTCGTTATCTAGAAAATACTGAATTACTTCACTCATGGATTATTTCTTAGGCCCTTGTTGAACAGCTTGCATCATCTCTTGTAGAGGGGTTAATTTTACAGTATTTTGAGGCGATTGTCCAGTATACCCCGCTAGGACCTTATTAACAGAATCAGTATATGCTTGATCCAGCAGTACATTCATATTTATATCTTTATTCTGCCCCGGCATTATGGTAGAAGTAATAGCATCTACTCTAGCCTTAAACAGATTAGTAACGTCGTCTTGAATTTTGTCTGCAGAAATCCCATCTCGACCCGCTTTCTTAGCTTCGATAGCAATCTTCTTAGCATCTAAACCAAGTTGTTGACGCATAACATCCAATTTACCTTCATCGACTTTCATTGTACGTTCTGCAAGAGCAGCAGCACTAGCTTCTTTAGCAGCAGCAGCTTTAGTTTGAGCTTCCATCTGTTTACCACCTAAGTACGCAGCAAGACCCTCACCGATAGAGCTGAATGGATCGCCTTTAGAAGTCATAAGAGCAATACCAGCCATAATGAGGGGGATATTCATGCCTCTCTCTTCTTCTGGCAGTTTCTCTTGGGCAACTACCGCTTTCTCTACTTGACGGAAAGACGTAGGGGCGGCTTTGGCCTCTTCTCTTGAAGTAGCAATTTTCTCTACAGGTATCATAGCCCCTTTAGGAGTAGCAACTTCACCAACTTCGCGTACGGGGAGATCGCCAGCCATAAGAGTTTCTGCATCTACTTCTTCTTCTCCTGGAACTTCAGCCAACCAATCGCCGATACCAATACCCGCAATCGCGGGAGACAGGGCGGCAAGGCCGATAGCAGCTCCAGCCTTTCTTGGAACTGAACCCGCCACAGCTAAAGCTTTTTCAAGTCTATTTTTTCCTTTAGTTTCTACTGGTGCAGACATTACGTTTTGTAGGTCTCCAGCCCCTTCAAGAACCCCTTGAATAGCTCCTCCGCCAATTCCTGCCAAAGTTGCTTTAGCAGTGTTTCTTTTAAATTTATTTTCTTCTGCAATAGCTTGATTCAGGAGTGTTTGAGGATCTACATAGGTATCCCCACCCCCACCAAGAATAGCTGCACCAGCCTTACGGGGGGCAGAAGAAGCCTTAGCTAAGGCCTCGTTAAGTGTTAATCTATTTTGTCTGTATTGAAGTTCTTCATCAGCGGACATATTTGCTAGATCTGGAACAACACCCGCCGAGGCAAAGCCCAGTTCTGAGCCAGGCATCTGGAAAAGAGCATTAATCTGATCTGTATTCATACCTTCTAGAGCGGCCATAACATCAGAGAGGCCCGGATTGCGGGATTTAGCAAAAGCTACTTGATCCGGGGTCATTTCTCCCGAATTACGAAGTTTAGTAGTTTCAATTACTGAAGGTTTCTTCTTTGGTTTAGATACAGCCTGTCCAATAACCGCATCCATTAGGCTTGAAGCTGTAGGATCGGAATTTATAGATGGCATCGAAATGCTTTGGGTATCTTCTCTAGGGGCAGAATTAGCACGCTCACGCATGGCGATTTCTCTTTGATACTCCCGCATCTTTTCTTCCCAAGAGAGATCTGGAGCATTACGAATATAATCCGGCATATCGACTGGGCCACCATCTTGATATTTCTTTACAAGACCGCCGCGAGCATACTTGTTCCAGAAGATGTTTCCAGCGGAAGACGGTGAGAAGGACCCCTGAGGGGAACTGAAAGTCGGCATAGGAGAGGAAGAGCCCCCACCACCAAATAAACTTCCAGCACTACCCATCATAGCCATAGGATTGCCGCTCATTAACCCCGCAATAGAGGCTCCTGCTCCTAGAATCTTACTAAACATAGAGCCTTCGGCTTCTTTCTGAACAGTATTAGTTGTCTGGCCTTTCATTGTCTGAGCAGCTTGACCAACAATATTGTTTAGGAAGGAAGCGTTGCCTTGGTCTAGACTGCGCTCATATCCACCGGATTGTATGAGAGCATTTCCGGTATTAAGGACCCCGGCTTGGCCTTGGGTGCCAAGATTAGCTAGGGCGGTATTGCCAGTAAGAGCGGATTGGTTATTTGTGTTGTATTGATTTCTTGCTGTTTCAAATGCGTTGAAAAGCGCGGATTCATTTGTAGCGGCTAGATTATCTGCATAGTTATCTTGAAGAGTTTGCTCTGCTACTGCGCCACGAGAGCCCCCAAAAGCCCCTGCGGATTGTTCTTGATCGCGCAGACGTTCTAGATCCCNATAAAAGGTTTTTTCACCTTCTCTTCGTTGACCATTTAGAATAAGATCTAAGTATGGATTCATACTTTGTTGAATATCGGCAGTGCTAGGACCTGCGGCCATTTTATCTACTAATGCAGAAGTTCCTTGCGCCCCCTTATCAATATACCGCTGATAGGACCCGGCGTTATTACGAATAAGATCGAGAGCTTGTTGTTCTTCTGCAGTTATACCCTGAGTACCCGCAGCTTGACTTTGGGAAACCAACTGTTCATATGCGGTCTGAAGCCATGCAGGGAGGGTAGNTGTAGTAGTCTGGGTAGACTNTGNAGGTTTTGATTTAAAAAAGCCGCTAAAAAAGCCCATATCGTTGGTCCTTGTATATTGATTAAAGCTTTGTTAACGTCCAGCTAGACGAATTAAATCTATATTTATTATAGCATTATTTAAGGTATTTTTGAAGGACCGATTTAACTTCCGACATAGCAGTTTCATCATTTTGGAGAATACCCAGTAGGTTAGCCCCTAAGTTAACATCTCCATCCCCCAAGAAAGATACGATTGGCTGGGATACTACAAATTCCCCGGGAGATAAAGCTGCAGGAGCCATACTACCATCCGAGCTCTCAATTTGAGCAGGAATCATATCATCAAAAGGGCCCCCGGGGCCTTCTAATGCTGCATTAGTAGAAGATACATCCCCCTTTGATGTAGCCATAGCATCAGCCTTAGCAATGTCATTTCCAAACAAAGAAGATAGGGTTTCGGGATCAATCATAATAGCTCCTTATAAAATCCAATAATTATCGCCATCAGAGAAAAGACGTATAGACGGCAGATTTGTAGCACTAGTAACGTAGGTGGCGGCCCCATCGATAAGACTACCACCTTCAGCCTCTACTGTCAAGGTATTAGCATCTGTGGTTGTTTTTTTAATATAGTATACTGCCCTCTTAACTTCTAAAGCTTTAGGCAAAGTTATTGTTATATTCCCTGAAGATGTATCAACTAGAATATTACTTCTCTGCCCAGCAGAATAGTCAGCGGTAATGGTAATAAAGCTTTCATAAACTAGATTAACATCCGCATTTAAAGCGTCCTCAACCTTATCAAACTCTTGTTCCAAAGTAAGGCAAAGATCACGTATGTAATCTCTAATATCTGGGGGTATATCTCTAGATTTAGTTTCTGGTGCCCTAAGTGACATTACCTCTGCCCGTCCGTTTTAATTCTATAAAGAGGTTTACCCAAAGACCAATCCACACCGTCTAAGTCTGCTTCAAATCTAATTTTAGCCTGTCTTCCACGAGATCTCAAGGGGACGGAGGTAGTTGTATTTGTAAGTACATACGGACCCTTCGTAGTTTCCGGCCCATTTGGCCACTTACGAGTTGTAATATAAAAGTTGATAGGACCCGATAGACGTAGATCCGGCAGAATCTGGTCAATAAATAGCATATCCGTACCATCTTCAATATCGAAGAAAGAAGACTCAACAAATGATCTAACATCCCCAACCCCGGGATACGTCAATCCAGTATTCTGATCGTAAGGTTCACCACTAGAGGATACTGCAATTGGATTGGTAAAGATGCCCGAATCTGCCCATACGGATCTATCGAGGCTACCCACATCCCAGGAACCCATACTCCAGTTGTACTTTACATATTTATCTACATCACCTGTAGATGAGGTTTTAGATTGATAGAACCAGATAATCTCTTCAGATGTTTTATTGATACCACAGAAGATCTTAGCCTTTTGTAAATAGTCCATATCATCAAATACGAAATCTTCAATACTGGTTTCCATAGCGATAGCCACACCATCGTATCTATAGAAGTTACGGAAAGACATCCAGTATACCACCCCATCCACACCAGCAGAGGCATGCTGTGATACTAGACCCGCATTTGTAGCAATCTGATTAAAACCAAATACTAGTTCTGATTGTAACGGCTGCATAGCCCATACCGAATCATCTGTAAAGATTACAGTTTCTCTACGGGAGTGAGCATATCCTATAATCTCGTTACCTGTTCCCTGCAGCCTATATGTACCCGCACGGTTGTTAGTTTCTACATCAAACTCAGCAAAGTTATCTCTATCGCTCCAGCGGATCTCTAGAGAATCCAATTCCGTTCCACCAACAGGAATAGTGCCCAAAAGAACGCAATGTCTATTCGGATGAACAAACATAACGTTAGACGCTGCAGGGGCAGTGGGTACAATAACCGCTCTAGTATTAACCGTATTTGTAGCATCCCACCAGTAGAGGGCTCCGCCACGAGGGACAGCCAATAGGTCTTCACCCCAGTTATCTATACTCCATTGGCGTAATTGAACTTCTAGACCGTTCTCCCCTCTAGGATCACCATATCCTGAAGTAGGAGAACCCCCGGGCGTACCATAAGTACCAGCTCCGTAACCATACGCTACACCAGCACTTTGTCGTCCAGAGGGAAGTAAATATAATAAATCTACACCCCCACCACCAGAAGCTTCTGTACTTATAGCTACTTCATCAATTTCAACTTCGTAAGAACTGCCGCTAATAACAGCTACTACTTTACCTTGAAGTCCGTTAAGATCTAAGCCCCCTACCGGGTCTTGAACAGAATCGAATACGATCCAATCCCCGATATTTCGAGTATGTCCCGCGTCAGCAATAGTTAAGATATTTGAGCTAATAGTAGTTGAAATGACATCAGTTAAGGATTGAGTAGATTCCACCGGGGTAATATCAAAAATAGTACCAAGCTGTTCAATTTGTAGCTTTTCATTAGATCCAGTAGCGTAGTGAGGAAGATCTTGAAGCTCTTTCCAAATGTGGATAGCTCTAGCTACTCCTAAGATAATTTCTCTAAAAGATCTACGAGTCCACCCCAGAAAGCGGGAAATACGCCCCGTAGAAGAGAAGGTAATTAAATTAGAATCCACCCATTGCCCTTCGGCACGATATTGTGTATCGTCTTTGTTTACTGTTGGGGCCAGTTCGATTGGCGTGTATTTACCATCAGATGTCATTTAGGCAGTCCGAATCCACATATCTATATTATGAAACATTTTATAAAGGTGGTTAGCTAGATCATCAACGCACATATTTGTTTTAATTTTATTACATGTATAGCAGCATGGAACGCTATTTTCGGATGTATATCCTAAAGCATTGTCGTACCTGTCTATTCCGGTATAAGAAAAATCTCCATATCTACCCTCTCTAGCGTGATTATTCGTTAGAGCATCCCCGCAGTATATACATGGCAAAACTATAATATCCATAAACTCTTCTTTTTTTAGAGAGAAATTATACCCCCGAGCCTTAGCCGCCTTTTTATATGCGTAATATACTTCATTTTTCGCTGCCTGCCCTTTATCTAGGCGATATCTCTTCCCTAAGGATTTTCTAGTCTCCTTCTGCAAACACCCACAAGATTTAGTTATGCCTCTAACAACTTTAGTTTTTTCTACATCGGCTATCTCACCACAAATACACTTACATTTAAACCGTCTTTGGGATCTTCCCGCAGGGGTTCTCGTACGATATTCTTCTATCACAGTTAGTCGGCCATAATTCATTTTAGCTAACTCTTCTCCACATGTANACAGTTACGTAAGGCTGAACGTTATTGTGNGCNGTACCNGAGCCAGAAGATGTTGTATTACCCGAAGAACCCCCCGATCCGATAGAACTTACGCCATTTGGACCCTCTCTTGTATCAGATAAAAACATAGAATAATTAACTGGGTGGAGGTGGGGGCCGTTCTCTGCTTCAGTCAGCGCGTGTCTAAACTCACCACTCTGTTCTGCAGCGGCAAAAGCCCTAACCTCTGATCTCGTATCGGTAGCTGAACCTACACCAATTAGCACTCGGCCTTCACCAAAAGCTTGCCACGTACCAAAACCCAACACTCCAGCATCGTTAGGATTATTAGCATTCGAATAGTTTACGTAAAGAGATCCAATAGGATAAACTAATTGTAGGGCTTCAACTTTGCTTAAATACGCCATTTCCCCAAGTTGTGGGGTTGGATTAAATAGTTCCGTAACAGTGCCGTCACAAATAATAAAGACGTCAGAAGTACCTGTAATAGTAACCCCTGTAAGATCCGAGGCGTTTCTAATGGTTGTAGTTGCCCCATTCGAGTTTACAACAGATACAAAATATATTTTTTGGTTATCAGGTAAAATAACCTGACGGTCTGCAGTATGGGCGTTAACAATCCGAACCATTCGATTACGGGCCTCATCATCTGAACCATCTATAACCGTTAAGGTTTTGTTTCCCAAAGTAATATCAATATCTAGAATACCGTCTAGCGCCTCATCGGTAAGATCAATTACTTCATTGAGGATATCCCCCCAAGTTGATTCGTTAGAACCAATTTCCTGCATAGTTAGGCGGTTACGTGGCGTGAATGTACTAGGCATAGTTTAAATTCCTCTTAATTGGAGCCCAAAAGGGTATTGACAGATGGATCGACGTTTCCGGGCGCTTCCGTACTTGTCTCGACGCTGACGACGACCCTCGTTATTAAGCCCGTCTCTAGCCTCATTATACGCAACTACATACTTTTTGATACATAGAGTCGTTACGTTGCCAGGTGGCCACTTCCATCATGGACGCAAACAACAGCGCATTAGTAGGCTTGTCGTGTAAAGGTATTAGTTTGATTTTGATGTAGAAAGCGCTGTAGGACGCCTAACCCCATGAACTACAACACTAGTAACTTGAGTTGATCCAGGGACAATTCTAAACGTTGTTTCGTCAATATACTTGAATAATATTTAGGAGTGCTTGGGGTTTTTGACATACCCCAGTACTCGATTAAATAGTCATCTTGTCTACGTTCTAAGATTGTTTCATCTTGAGTAGTAGGATTAACTATTCGAAGAAAATATGTCAATTTATGGNCGGNAGGTTTTGTAATAGTAGTTACTCCTACTCCTAAACTAATGGGGGAGGATACATATTGCAAACCCAAAATATCCAGTTCTTTAGTTAGCTTCTGTTCGGCTAAATCTATAGCTACTGGCAGATAATCCTGCAGTTCAACACCAACGTCTTCAGCTAAATCTAGAATAGCGGCTACTAAAGTTGTATAACTAGTTACAGGCAACATTATTCGTAAATCCTCTTCATAGCAAAGTCAGCCTTAAACGACCTGAAATATGCGTTCTGCATGTAGACAAGAACCTTAAGATTAGCCCCACGCTCTATTATACCAGAAAGTGCCGTATTTGTCGATGTCGTAGTATAGGGAACGTCCGCTACTAGGATATCGTTTCCAGTGAATACCGTGAATCGTCCTGCGCCCTCCTCGGTCTCTACACTTACCCCCAAAAGCTCATATTTAAACTCAGACGAGTTAATTACCGGGAAGCTCCGGTACAGCTCGAAGTAGAATTCGACGTCCTGCGGTTCTAGAGTAAAGTCGGTTGTAGGTATCTCAAATCTGTGCCCCGTATAGAAATCTGCATTCGCAGCCAGACCAAG